ATGTTTAGCGTATACGCTGACGACAAACTGTTCTATTCGCCACGACTGTTGGATGAGAGATATGCCATTACAGAACCTCAGGCAACGCTTGAACTGAATAAAGCAGGCAGCTTTACGTTTAATTTGCCATCCATCAATCCGATGTACGCCAGTTTGAAAAAACTGAAGACGATCATTACGATTCGAGAAGATGACGAGGTGCTCTGGAAAGGTCGTGTATTAAACGACGCGAAAGACTTTTACAACACCAAGGCAGTTACTTGTGAAGGTGAACTGGCTTTTCTGAACGATATTCAATATGAACCACATGATTATTCCAAAAAAGGAATCAAAATGGGGGAGTATTTCAAGAAGCTTATTGAGCACTATGCTTCTGAATGTTCGGAAGAGCGAATGATCAAACTCGGCAATGTACGAGGAGCCTTTACAGATGTGCTTATCTATCCCAAAACAACGGACTACACGAACGTTTGGAATCTTATTTCCGGCAATCTTATTGGTGCATCGACCGGTAAAGTTGGTAAGGACGAGGTAGACCTGAGTGATTACGATAGATATTTGTACATCCGAAGGGAAAAAGGTGTATCTTACATTGATTTTGTGGACGACATTGGAAAAGCATCTAGCCAGATTATCGAATTTGGCAAAAATCTTCTGGATTTGAGTGAGTATGTGGATGCTTCCAATGTTTACACACAGATCATTCCGCTTGGCAAAGCTGACAGCAAAGGAAACCGTGTTGATATCAAACTTGTAAATGGCGGAAAAAACTATTTACAGTCTGATAGCGCCATTGCACTCTTTGGCAAAATCCAAAAATCAGTTATCTGGGAAGATGTAACCAATCGAAACACTTTGAAAGCAAACGGGCAACGAATGCTGAATAAGGCTGTTGAGATGGCAATTAAAATTACGATTCGCGCATTCGACCTGCATCGAATCAATGTCAATACTGACAAAATTGATTTTGGTGACAAAGTTCATGTTGTAAGTCTGCCGCATGAAATCAGTTCGGACTTTCTTTGTTCCAAGATTGTATTCACACTCGATAATCTTGAAAATACAGAGTATACGTTCGGATTGGATTTTGAAACCATGTCCGGTAGCTTTGCATCCTACAAGCGTACCTACCAGTATAAAATGGAAAGCGCACTGGAGATCGGTAATCAGAATACGCAGGGCCTTCTCGATGCGATGACCCGTATGGACTCTTTGCAAACACAAGTAGATAGCAGCATCTGCTCATGGTTTTATCCCGGTGTTCCTACAGCAGAAAACTATCCAGCTGTTGAGTGGACAACACCTGAAGCAAAACATGCTCACATCGGTGACCTGTACTATGACAAGTCAACGGGTATTGGATATCGCTGGACAGAGAATAGTGGGGGTTACTATTGGGATGTTATCGAAGACAAGCAAGTTCAGCAGGCTTTGCAAGATGCCTCGCGGGCACAGTCTACTGCGGATGGAAAAGTGCGTTGCTTCAGCGCCCAGCCGTACCCTCCGTATGAGGTTTGTGACCTTTGGGTACAAGGTGGCAGTGGTGATATTTTGTGCTGTCAGCATGACCGTGAAAGCGGCAGTTATGTGGCAAGTGATTGGGTGAGAGCATCGAAGTACACCGACGACACCAAAGCTATTGAAGCCGGAAAAACAGCAACGGATTACATCAAAGATGGCGCAGGTGGAATTCAGGTTGGTCCCAATGGAAGCAGCAATGTAACCATGACTGATGAGGGGCTGGTTTTTAATGGCATCCGTAATCTGGTTCCTCTTTGGGAAAATGCTGATCCTACATCCGGTATGGCAGGAGGAACAGTTATCTGTTCAGATGGGCGTCTGGCATCTTACGCAGCAATTGCAATTGGTTGTCAGGAATATTACACAAGCCCATTTGATAGCGCTTCGACAGAAGGCGGCCTGATCCAGTACACAATCGTAGTGCTGAATGGAAAGGAAGCACGTTGTTCCTATGCGTGGGATAAACCTCGTGCACGTAAGGTAACTGCCAGCAAAAACGGAATCACCTTTGGACCGGGCGGCTACTACGACACCAAAAAACTGGACAAGTGGATATGGCCGTGGACTGATGTGACATACGGCGCAAAGTTCGATGCTCACAATCAGTGCTGCGTGCCAGTTGTTGTTTACGGATTTCTTTGAGGAGGTGGTGCTATGTATGTTACTACGTATAAAGCGGACGGGACGATTACCAGTATTGGAAAGGTGAACGATTCTTTCCCTGTGGACCGTGAGCACCCGCCTGATGGCTTGCTGTACACGGATGAGATACCGGATGGCCGGGGCATCATCCTGCAGTATAGAATTCAAAATGGAGAATTTGTTTATTCTCCGCAATCGACCACAACCGAAGATAAGACCGAAGAAGAGGAGGTAACTTATCAATGACTGAATTGAATCTGATCCTTTCTAAGAATGGTCAGGCACAGCTGGCAGATGGCAGCAGCACCCTGAACATGGGCTATGAGGGCAACAAGAGCGTTTATGCTCTGCGTATCTCGCCCAGTGATGAATGGGCAAACCTGACCATCAGCGCCTACTGGCACACCCCGAACAAGGAGATCACGCCTCCGGCAACCCTGTTCGCAAACAATGTGGCAAACGTCCCGGCTATCGTGACCGCAATTTCTGGCGAGGGCAAGGTGACCTTCCAGGGCATTCGCGATGGAGTAATCGTCACCAGCGCAGACGTGCCCTACACCGTTGGCGAGAACAGTGGCACCGAAATGGCAGACCTTCCTGATGAGGGCAGCACTACCTGGGAGCAGCTGATTGCTGCAACGCAGGCAAGCGCAGATGCAGCATGCAAGGCTCAGACAGCAACTGAAAAGGCGGCTACTGGTCTGGAGGCTGTTCTGACTGCTTCCGCTGCTGCACACAACGGCATCTTCCGCGGTAAGAGCCTGGGCTCTGCTCCCACGGAGGCGCAGCTGGCAGCTATCAAGGCGGGTAGCTTTGACAACCTGTACGTGGGTGACTACTGGACCAATGGCGGCGTGAACTATCGTATCGGTGCGCTTGACTACTACCTGAAGTGTGGTGACACCAGTTTCGATCGTCACCATGCGGTCATCGTACCGGACACCCAGCTGTATACCCACAACATGAACGCAACCAATACGACTGAGGGCGGCTATGTCAACAGCCTGATGCGTCTGGAAGGTCTGGCACAGGCCAAGGAAAAGGCGGTTGCAGTGTTTGGTGCAGACCATGTGCTGACCCATCGTGTCTTCCTGGCCAATGCTGTGACCAATGGTAAGCCCTCTGGCGGCGCATGGTTTGATAGTGATGTGGAGCTGATGAACGAGAACATGGTCTACGGCAGTCGCATCTTTGCCCCTGGCTGCGACGGCAGCACGATTCCCACGAACTATACTGTGGAGAAGAGCCAGCTGCCTTTGTTCCAGCTTGCACCGTATCTGATCTCGGACCGCCAGTGGTTCTGGCTGCGAGATGTAGTTTCGTCTACGTTCTTCGCGTATGTGAACGGCAGCGGTAATGCGAACTACGGCAGCGCTTCGTATGAGCGTGGCGTTCGTCCCGCTTTCGTCATCGGCTGATCAACTATCAGGCGGCCTTGTGCCGCCGTTATTTTTTGTTTGAAAGAAGGATTTTTGCGTGTCTAATATTCCTAAAAGTAGGAGAAAAGCGACCTCATTGGATGCTTTGACGCTGGCCCAGAATATTCGCTCTGAAATTACAACGGAGTTGATGCTGACTTTTGGGTACAGTGAAAAACGGCTGGAACAGCATATCCGTAAAGTCACAGATTATATTCAGGACGATGCGCTGCGGGAACGAGCTGCAGCTCAACTTCGGGAGACTAATCAGGACTTTAGTATGTGGTTTATTGAGAAAGAGCGGGACGAGGTTCTGAGGCTTTCTCGTGGAATATCGGCACACCTTCGGGCAGCTAATACGATCAGTCCTGTCAATATGAGTGAGTTTGAGGAGCGCAGACTGCAACTGGACAAAGCGCTGGAATGCTGCAATGTGCTCCAGGATGAACTGAACTATATTGCAAAAGTTCTGCCTGCTGACAAAAACAAATACACGCGCATTGTATTGAAGCTTGAGAAAGACTTCAACCTCATTAAAAAATTGCGGCAATCTGATAACGGGCGTTTCCTACCGCACATTCAGGCAGCCGCAAAGTCCGAATAACAACAATCGGGTAGCCTTTGAAAAGTTTCGTCTACGTACTTCGCGAATGTGAACAACAACGGTAATGCGAACTACAACAACGCTTCGAATGAGAATGGCGTTCGTCCCGATTTCACATCCGTGCATTATGGACAGGATTCCCTGCACGGCAATGGGAAAGGAAAGGCTATCCGTTCGGGAGATAACCCGATGAATGATAACTGTGACGGTTCCGGTTATGACCGATGAACTTACAGCGCAGTTTATGAGGCAAAATGAATCCTTATTACGACACAAACGTTCTCTATGATGCGGGAGACCGCGCAATGAATGGCTCCCAGTTTAAGTATGCTTCGAAACTTTATAAGTTGAATCAGCTTCTCATCACAGCAAAATTACAGAAGGCACTTCAAAATGGAACTTACCATCCGAAAGGGAGTATGAAGTTCCGATATCGTGAGCGAGGAAAGGAACGCCTCATTTCCAGCATCGTGACCCCTGACAAGGCGGTGAATCATGTAATTTGTGACGAGGTGCTGACTCCATATCTACAAAAGTTTCTACAGTACGACAATTCGGCATCTCAGAAGGGGAAAGGCGTAGCATTCCATCGAAGACGTTTTGAAAATGACCTGCGTAACTACTACCGCGAAGAAGGTACGAATGAAGGGTATGTGCTTTTTATCGACTTCAGCGGGTACTATGCGAACATTCAGCATGAACCGTGTAAGGCGGTGCTTCACGAGCTACTCGAAAAGAGTGGTCTGAGTGATGAGCTTCGGCTTATCACCGAGGACTTGATGGATGAGATTTTCAAGACGTTCGAGATGGATGTCAGCCGATTCCCAGACGAGGACATCCAAGCCATGATGAATGGCAAGGTTGACCCTTTTATGAACATGGGCGTGCCGAAAGAGCTTTTGACTGGTGAAAAGATGCTGGCAAAGGGAGCCGATATTGGCAACCAGCTGGCGCAAAACATTGGTATCACATTTCCTTACCGAATTGATAACTACTGTAAAATTGTCTGCGGCATGAAGCATCAAGGCCGCTATTCTGACGATATGCATATCATCCATCGGAGCAAAGAAGTGCTTCTGAAGGTTTTAGAGGGTGTCAAGACAATCGCGGCAGAGTACGGGCTGATTCTCAATGAGAAAAAGACACATATCTGCAAACTTTCTGGCGAGTACCGTTACCTTCAGGTAAAGTACACGTTGCTTCAAAATGGAGTGGTTGTACGAAGAATTCACCCAAAAGCAATCACAAGAGAACGCCGTAAACTAAAGGCTTATAAGCGTCTGCTGGACAAAGGAATCGTAACCATGGAAGAAATTGATGGCTACTTTCGTTCTTGGCTCAGCGGGAACTACAAGTATATGAGCCGCGACCAAATCTATAAGATGAACAGCCTGTACGTGAAGCTGTTCGGAAGGAGTGTAACATGGAAGAAAGGGCATGGAAGGTTACGTTGGCTGATGGCACATCCCTCGGCAACCTGAAGCTGAACGGTAACAACTTCATCAGTACCACCGAAGTCACCGAGGAGATGTTCGAGGACAATCTGACAGAAGTGACCATCGAGGGCGGCGACACCATCGAGAAACACGAGAACATGGAACTGGTGCAGATCAGCAAGATGGGCGAAGAGTGGTGGTTCATCCTGCGGGATATTCCGGCAGAGGAACTGGAGCAGATGGCTCTGAAGGCACAGCTGGATTATCTGAGCATGATGGTTGACCCCGAGCTGTAAGGAGGAGTTCAAAATGGCAAATCACAGTAAGAAGTTCAACGATGTGCGTTCCTACTACAAGTACCACATGTGGAAGAAGCGGCAGGTCGTGAATGCCGTGAAACAGGGCTGGATCACGGAGTACGAGTACGAGGAAATCACCGGCGAAAGCTATCCCGTACAGAAAGAGGAAGAAGTGGCCGTGACAGCCGCGCCGGTTACTGAGACTCCTCAGGTTCCTGTTACGGCGGAGACCGAGAACAACGCTAAGGGTGCAAGTGAGGAAGCAGATGTGACCTCTGAGGAATAAGGAGGGCATATGAGCATCGAAGCATATTCTCTTCTGAAGAACGGCAACCTGAAGCTCTCGGAACACTTCAAAGTTCGGGAGTTTTATTGTCGAGACGGCTCTGACCCGATTTTCGTGGATACAGAGCTTGTGGAGATTCTGGAGAAGATTCGTACCCACTTCAACAAGCCTGTGACCATCACGAGTGCATTCCGTACAGCTGCACATAACGCTACGGTTGCAAAAGCCGCCAAGTACAGTCAGCATCTCTATGGTAAGGCAGCGGATATTCAGGTGCAGGGTATCAGCGTGGAGCAGGTCTATGCCTATGCTGACAAGCTGCTTGCGGGCAGGGGAGGCGTTGGCATCTATCCTCCCGGTCTTGGTAGAGCGAACGGCTGGGTGCACGTGGATGTACGCAAAGAAAAGAGCCGGTGGAGGGGGTGATGCCAATGCCGAGTATTCTTTCCTTCATCAGCGCTCACTGGATGGAATGGGCAATCGGATTGCTTAGTTTTGGCTGGGGTTATCTTATCAAAAAGATGACCGAGTACAAGAACATCAAGGACGGTTTGCTCGCCATCATGCACGATCGGCTGTATCAGATGTCTACCTTCTTTCTCAAAGAGGGGTACATTACCACGGCGGCTCTGAAAAATCTGGAATACCTTTATAAAAGTTATCATGCTCTTGGCGGAAATGGCACTGGTACCGAACTGTACACTCGTGCCAAGGGTCTGCCAATTAAGGAGGACTAATACTATGAACTTCAACATTACTGCGGGCACCATTGCACGAACTGCTGTTCTGCTGCTGGCACTGACCAATCAGCTGCTGAGCGCCATGGGCAAGAGCCCGCTGCCTATTGAGAGCGCTACCATGGAGCAGCTGGTGACTGCCGGTATCACGACCATCGCAGCCCTCATCGCTTGGTGGAAGAACAACTCCTTCACCAAGGAGGCCATTGCGGCAGATGCCGAGTATGACCGACTGCGTAAACAGAACGGTAAGTAA